AGTTATCTTTTAAGATAATTGGTGAATTATTAAACGTAGCATAACTAGGATTTAAAGATTCTGTAAAAGTACCTGTACCTTTAGCAAATTCATTACCATATGCAACTACAGTTACTCTAGCAGCTGCTGCTACACCTGTATGAGCAACATAACATTTGATCTGAAAGTTTTGTGCTGCAACTGCAGTAACAACACCTTTGATAACTGCTCCAGTACCTCCAACTGCTGATGCAACTCCCGTTTGAACTTGAACCATCACTGTTGCGCCTGTTCTAAAGTTTACAGGTTCTGTTTTGTCTGTAGTAGTTCCTGTACTTCTTGGTTGTGCAATTGGTACACTAAAATTAAGTACCGTACCTGATGCGCCTGCTGCAATTGCTCCTTGCGCTGCTCCACCTGGTAAAGCTGCTTGATTTCCTAAAGGAACCACATTTGCATAACGAGTATGTAAACGTCCTTGTTCTGTCCATATAATTTGATCTGAAGTTGATGGCATCTCTGCTGATACCATACGTAAGAAAGATCCGATAGAACGATTTCCGTAACGTTCTACTTCTTTTTCATACACATCTGGTAAAAATTGTTGACCCCATTGTTCAAATCCTGCTGCGGTGAAATCTATATAGTTTCCTCCGTACATTGTTTTCGACTGCGTTGGTTGTAACGCTGCCGGTATTCCTGCTGTAAAAGCCATTTGTCTTGATTTTAAAAATTATTGTTTATTTCCATTTAATTCGCAATTTTGAAGAATCATTACCGGATACAACTTTAACTTTTTGACCATTTGAATTTATAACACTAGTATTATCTGCTCTAGGGGACATATCAATGTTTTTAGATAATTTAGCTTGCTCTTTTATGGCGTCGGCACGGCCTTGATCATAAAAATGAGTAGCTATTTTATCTGCATTTCGTCCTGCAAATAATGCTTTGTGATATCCTTTGACATTATTAACTTTACCATCTTTTGAAAAATATTCAAAAGCAAAGTTATCAATATCGGATTGAAATTCTTTAACGTCATTAGGATTTTCTACCTTAAACCTGTACTTGCTTTTTCCAACGCTAAAATCAAAACCTTTGAAATCGTCTGAAAAAACATCATTTGTTTTATTTAAAAAATCTTCGTGTATCTTTTTATTTTCTTCTTGAATTTGCTTTTGAGTATTATGATATTCATAAGCTTCTTTATATTCAGGAGCAATATCATTTTGCTTACTTAACTTAAGATCAGCATAATATTGTTCTTTACTTGTTTTAAAGTGCTTTTGAGCATTATATAACTCTTCTTTAAAAGCTAATTGCTTAGCTTTAACTTCTGACGGATCGTCCGCGTCCTCATCATACCCAAAATTTTTGCCCAATAAAAATTCGACATCACTTGAGTCTAGATGTGGTTTTGTTTTATTATAATATTCTCTAAGTAAAGATGTATTATCATATTTACTTATATCTTTATTTAGTTCTACAAAGTCTGAAACAGTACCACCTGTTTCTTCCATAAAACTAACTAGTTTATCTATATTTTCAGGAAGAACTCTTGCATCCTCTTTTGGTTCTTCTTTTTGAAGTTTTACTTCTTCTTTTTTTGGTTCTTCAATTGTAGTTTCATCTTCAACTATTAATTCTAAAGGACCACTTGTTTCTGCTACTTCTTCTTGTTTTGTTTCAGTATTTTTTTCACTGGATTTGACCCGTACTTTTTCGACCACTTCTTTGCTATCTCCGGTTCGTTCGCCCACAGGTATTTCCGTTGTTTTTCGCTCTTGAATGGCATCTTTTTCTTTTGTATTAGGATCTTTGTCTAAGTCTATTTTAAAAACACCATCGTCTTGTAGCCCATACTGAGCATCAACTTCACCAGACTCTATAGCTTTTTCTAAAACTTGTACTTCTTTTTCTTGTGATGTAGGCGATGGATCTGTATTATCAACCGCCTTTACTGTTACTTTTTCTTGTTCTTCCATAATTATATATAATAAAATATTTATTTTTTATTTATTTAGGCGAAAACCTAGATAAATCAAATCCTCCTAAAACATCATTACCTTTTGATTCAAATGATTTTTTAGTTTTTCCTGAAGATGGCGGTCCCGTTATTGAACTTGCTGATATTTTAGCAGCCTCTCTTTCGTTAGCTCCAGATTCTTTCATGCTGGATAATTGCATGGCATTTTCATTATTAGCTTGAGCTAATTCTTTTTGAGCTCTTAATTCTAAATCTTTTAATTTAACATTAAGTTCATACTCATATTGCATTAATTCTCTTTTAGTAGAAGCTTCTACCTCTAGTTTTTTAATTTCAAATCCAACATCGGCTTGTCTATATTGTATTTTTGATTCAGTTTTAATTTGCTCTGCTTGAGCTTTAGCTTCTTCTATTTGTACTTGAGCTTGACCTTGAGCTTTGGCTTGTGCAACACTCGCTGCTTGAGCAGTTTGTTGATCCATGCCTTGCTTTCTAATTCTTCTTATCTTTAATAATTGATTAGCTAATTTTAAATTTTTAACTTCTCTTATATCGATAGCATCTTCTAAATTTATACTATCTCTTGACAAAGCCATTTGTATATTAGCTTCTAATAAAGATTTTTCTTCTTCATCTGGCATTAATTCTAAAAATATTCCAAAATCATGCAAATGTAAATTTTTCATTTCCTCTAAAGAACCAACTGAAAATTGGCCTAAAGCTCCTATAAAAGCTTCTTTAGTTGGATGAAATTCTAGAACATCTTTAAATCTTAAACAAATAGCCTCAGCTAAAGCTAAAGTTATATACATGCTAGAACTTAATATATGTCTAGTTGCAGTGTTGCTATTTGCAGCTGCTAATTTTTGAACACCTACAAGCGCATTTGGATCTGGATCAGAACCGTCTCTAGCTTCATTTAATCCAGTAACATCACGCATCATCTGTATGTATTGATTATATGCGCCAACTAAAACTTGAATTTGACCACCGCCACTTCCTGGTAATTCTTGTATAGGTACTTTACCTGGATTTGGATTACCTTCTACCGTTAAAGATCTACCTATAATAGAACCTGTTGAAAAGTACATATTAAGAGCTTCTTGAGCATTATAACTGCTTCCGTTACCTAAATCTACCTCAGCTAAACCATCTGCATCTATAAATACACCTGAAGGTGTCATTCTTTGTATGGCTTGCTGTAGTTTTAAATGAGTTAATTGAACTAAATCAGCGTAAGGGCACATTTTAGAAACAATAGATGTTATGTTTCCTTTGTACATTCTTGGAGCTGAAACAGTATAATTCATTACAACTTTATTTGTATTAGAAGATGGACGAATCATATTCGTAGCTTTTTCCCATTTTAATAAAGTATCTGTACCTAAAACATAAGCACCTTCATACACAACTTCTCTAGCTGTAGCAACTCTTTCGAATCTTGTGCTTTTATCCTGAGGAGGATTAAATTCATCTGATTTAGCTATAGCTCTTTCTGCTCCAGTAGATGTTTCTTTTATTTTATAAACATTATTTTCCCATGTTTTCCAATTAAAATATAAAAGTGTTACAGTATTATTGTTATCAATATCACCTTGACCACGAGCTTGACTTGAAAAATCTGAATTATTATCAACCCAACTTGATCCTTTTCTAGTTAACTCAGACATTTCTTCGTCACTTATGCTAGGAAATTGTTTTTTTAATTCATTTACAGGCAATCTTTTAACTTCGCCAAAATAATAACAATCTTCAAAATTAGGATCTTCAGTATAAGACCATATTAAATTAGCTGGATCTACATAATCTAATTTTATTCCATCAGTATTATTAAAGGTATTTTTAACAGCACCTATTCCTAATACAGTTAAATCATAATCAAACCTTTTCTTTATTTGTGGAAATTTGTTTGTTAAGAAAACATTATTTATAGCTTGTTCTTCTGCTATTTCAATGCCTTGCTTATAACCAAGTTGCATGTATAACTCTAATTCCTCTGTATTTGATGGTAAATCTTCTTCGGGTACATTTCTAGCATTTACACCTAATTGAGTCTCAATGCTTTTAAGTAAACCTTGCGCATTAATATCTCTTTGAACGTCATTAACAAATTTAGTTCTTTTTCCAGTTGAAACAGGATCTTGAGCAAAAGCTTTAATATCAAACAATCTATCTTGCATTCCATTTACAACTATATCTACAAATTTAGGTATAATAGGAACTGGTTTCCAATCTAAATTTAAATAAGAAAGATCGCCATTTACAGCAAATTCATCTTTGTATTTTCTAATAGATTGCTCACCTCTAGCATATAATCTAAGTCTATGAAATTCATCTCTAGTTTGAAAATACATTCCTGGTCCACTGTCTCTATTGAACCACTCTTGCTCAATAGCACGAGATACTGATAAACCATATTCCCTTGACATTTTTTCTTTATCTGAGACTGATTGACTCGGAAATTGTGTAGGAAATTGTCCTGTAGTTATTGCCATATTTATTTTATTATCTCACTCATTGATCCGCCATTTTTATACTTTGCAAATCCAAAATCAATTTTTCTTGTTATTCTTTGTGCATTAGGTCTATACATATGTTTTCTACAAGCCATTATAGCTAAACCGCTACTTATTGAAGCATCATAAGCTGTTCTTTTTGATATATCAAATTTAGCCCAATCTTCTAATGTTCTTTGAAAAAACATATTACCATGACTTTCTTCATTACTACCTACATATTCTTCTATGTAAGATTCTATAGCCGCAGCATGTGCTTGTTTTATGTCTTCAGATGTATTAGGTATGCCACCTAATTCTACTTCTGTTTTTGATAAATTACCAAGAAGTTTATCTGGTCTATTCATAGACATACCTCTGTAACCTCTTCTTTTAAAATGATATAATAATCTTGGTTTATTATTTTCAGCTAGTATTGGCATTCCATAAAATATACAAGCCATTAAAACTTCTTCAAAAAATATTTCAGCAGTTTGTGGTCTAGCAACATATTCTAAAAAAAACTTACTATTAGGAACATCATTTATCATTGAAAACGTTGTTAACCCGTGCAATGCTCCATTTGATCCGCCACCGCCTACTGTACCTGATATATCATAAGAATCACAGCCAAAAGCGCCTAATCCATCATTACCAGGATATTTAATACCATTTTTATTTATAACATTATTTTGTAATTCATCTGGTGGTATCCAAGATACCTTAAATCTACCATTAGCAGTAGGTACCCAAATAACCTTTGTGTCTTTTATTCCATTTTTCCAAGCAAATGTTCCTCGAATAACATAACCCTTAATGGTCATCTCTTCGTTAAAATCAATTTGTTGATATATTTTTGTTAGATTAAATAACGAATTAATTGTTTCATCTCTAAACGCATGTTTTTCTGATCTTGGAAATTGTCTGTAATACTCATTTAAAGCATCACTATCGTTTTTTAAACCATCAACCTCATTGTCCCAGTGTTCAATAACGCCCGAATAGATTTTTTCGCCATCAATTCCTTCAACCTCATTTGATGGAGTTTCGAAGACAGGATAGCCGAACTTATCAATAAATCCTTCGTAACCCCATTCCATAGGCAAGAACAAAGAATATAATCCACTTGAAGTCTGGCCATTTTTATTTCTATTGTTGACATCTGAATTGTAATATAATTTTTTAAAATTATCTCCTCCTTTTGCTAAAGCATTAGAAGTAGATCCCATCATACATTTTCCAACTATTTTTGATCCGAGCCTGAGGCAGGTTTTCGTGACCCTCCAGTTGTTGAGGATATTGTCGGGCCTCTCCCATTTACCCGATTCGTCGTGAACGAGGAGTTGTAATTTCTCCCCATCGTACGAGTTGTCTCCTGTGTTCTTCCAATCGATTGTTGTATCGAGCCCTTCTCCAAGTTTTTCTTCTTGATTGGTTTTCTGTAAGGAATTTCTGGTAAGTCTTCTTGATGGTATTTTATAGGATAATTCTGTTTTGGGACGTTCCATACCGTCCTGTATTGGTTTGAAAAAGAATGGATAGTTGATGCTAATGGGTACAACTTTGTCTGTGAACATTTTTTTAGCATCTGCTCCACTCTTAGATAAGATCCCAAACCTAGAGTCTTTTGAAGTTGTAGCTTGGTTAACGGATTCAGATGATGCCATGAAAGAAAATCCAGACCTTCTGTTCTTAAGGTAGCACATCCCATAAGACCTCTTGTCAGCCTTGCATGCCTCCCAAAAGTAGTAAAATATTCTGTTTGCCTGCCTGAAATCAGGCGATCCAACGTCGATCTTTGTCCAAGTGAGATATACATAGTGCGATCCTGTAATGTAGTTCGCGGAACCGTTGCACATGAACCAATAACCATCGTTACGATAATTAAATTCAGCATCAATATATGGGTAATATTGTTCTTTATCTTTTTCATTAACTTCCTTAAAATCATAAATAGTTTTTATTTTAATTAAAGAATTAGGTTTATTACGAATTTTAAAATATTGATTTTCTACTTTTAAATCTTCTCCATTTACTTTTTCTGGAGTTTTAGGTATAGCTACCTTAAGACCTTGTATTTCATATATATCACCTATAGTTCCATCTTTACTTATAACAACACAATCTAAATCTTGATTATATCCATAAGCAAATTTCTTATATCTGTTTAAATTCTTTACTTTTTTATCTAATAAATGATCAGTAAGAACTTTATATAACGTTTGTTTATACATTATTTTATTCTGTTTTCAACACCAAAAAAAGCTTCTTTGTTTTCTTTAATATCTTTCGCACCTGAAAGTTCTTCTATTTTTTCTATTATCTTTAAAGAATCTTCTATAGCAACCCATTTGGCTTGAGCTGCTGTCTTTGCTTTTTCAGGATCTAGTTCAACTAAATCAATATTTTGTCTTATAACTTTTTCTAATTCAACTAATGCAACTTCAGATGCTTTAACTACTCTTTCTCTTCGATCCATAATTAATTGTTATTTGATTTGATAAAATTCTATAAAGTTTTTGGCCGTCTATATTAAATTCATATTCTGAGTTTGGCGTAAACCCCACTACGTCTCCAGGGAACATCCCTAAAGAACTTA